CGAATGCTTTGTATAAAGTATCCTCTGCAATCTTAATATCCCAGTCAGCGCCAGTCTCCTCATTCCAAGAGTACGCGCCTATGTGATAGTCAGTGATTGTGTACACTGAGCATAAGTCTGCATTTACCTTCTTAGGGGCTTTGACTGCGGGCCAAGGTTTTATATTCTGAGTGAGTTCTTCACATAGCTCCCTCATTATTTCTTCTTGTCTTTCTTTATCTACCTCAGTCTTGACCCATTGAATTTTGGTATTACCATCAGAATCAAGGAGTGTTGATTTCCCCTTTACCTTATACCCGTCCGGTATGTGTTTATCTGACTTCTGCCAGCCTTTCTTAGCTGCGTTTCTTTCTACAGTTCTCTTGCAAGATCTGATGTTATGCTCGGCACATCCAAGCTCCTTAGCAGCAGCAGCAGAGGTTTCAAACTCTATCCAAGCAGTAAGGTATTCTTTCTGCTTCTCTGTCTCGCAATACTCTAATAGTTGCGGATCTGGAGCCGCCCTAACAGCTACGTTATTCCATTTAGTCCCCATGATTATTCCTTAACTGATTTCAATGTATCAAAATAAAGGCCATTCATTAGGCAGTCCCTTGTTTTTAATGACCTAGCTCTTAATTCTTGTGCAGTATCAACCTTCTTTCCTATTAATGTGTCCTCGTAAAACGCAAACCTTCTTGATAAAAGTTCAATGCTGAATTCCTTGGACATTAAAGAGAATCCACTATCGCTAATATCCCTTATGTCTTCCCTTTGATTAGATGCCAAAAGGTATGGCTTGTTCTTTTCTATGTATGATATTTCTTTATCAGTAAACGCCCTCTTGCTTCCGTTAAGATTCTTAATCTCATTCGGAGTTAGGTCGCCAGATAAGGATTCCGCCGCCTTTTCTGTATTAATTATCCTGAGCTTTGGTATTTTCAAGGTATTCTCCCTTCGCCTCTAAGATGAGTCCATCCTTAGCGCAGAAGTTTTGCATCCAGTCCAGGAAGAATGTCATCTCCCCAACAGTCCAGTTAGCAGAACTTGTAACCTCTGCCTTTTCCCCTCCCTCTGGGTTCTTGATAAACCTCAGAAGAAACTTTTCCTTAGTGTCGCTGTAACACTTAGTTTTAAGCCACCGATTCATGCCCTCATACATGGCCTCATCAATGTCTTCTGTCTTCCAGTTATGCTTTGCAGCCTCCCTTGTCCAAATCGCTTTAAGAGCTTTCTGAGACAGGGAGGAGAGGGTGAAGTCCTCCACCTTCATCCCCCCGTCAGAGTAGGCTATGTTAGCAAAACCAGTCTTCTTGATTAGCTTGTCAATGTCCCTAAAGATTTTCTTCAAATCTGAAAGGTCATTAGCTACCGCAGATACTGGCATAAATCCTCCGGCTTATATCCCATTGCATCACAAACAGCAAAGAACGTGGAACACTTCATGTCTTTCCTATTCAACATAGCGTTGTAGTTAGAGGAAGCCATCCCAATGTCCTTGGCAATTTTGTATTGTGAGACTCCAGAAGATTCATGGAGCCTCCTTAACACATTCCCAAAATGATCTACCACGGCACATCCTCAAAGCTGGCAGTGGGTTCAGGAGCTTTGGCCTTAGCTTGCTTCTTCTCAAAAGAGAAACTAAGCACTGGCCTTTTAGGATTGCCTGAAATGTCGTTCTTCCAGGCACTCACTAGATAGTCAGTCCCATCTATGTTGCACTCGCCCTTCAGTGTGGGTGCTTTAGGGTTATCAGTTTCGTTCTTCCAAACTGCACCCCTGTTAGTGTTATCGTATTCCATTATTCCTCCGAATATTTATTGACTAAATTTTCAATTTCATCCACTACCTTTCTTAGAGTTTCATCAAGACAAGATATAAAATCCTCATCTCTCTCCACTCTAACTATCAGGGGCTTCATGTCTGGATGGTATGCCATAAAGTCCCACCACTTCCTGCCAGTAATGTACATACAGCCTTGTACCTGCTGAAAGTATTTACTGGGCAACCTGCCACCCCTTAAATAAGATACCATAGTACCTCCCAAGGGTGACTTGATTTCTAAGCCTCCATCGTCACCAATCAGACCATCTGGGCTTGCACCAGCTTGATAATCATCGTGAAGACAAAAGCCCACTTCCTGAACTTGGTTCCCAGTCTCTAGTATGTACCTATCTCTAGCGTAGGGTTCCAGATCAGTGCCACGTTGCATGGCGTCAGTTACCTTTACATAGGTGGATTCACCTGTAATGGATTCTGCTACTAGCGCATCAACATAAGCCTTAGCCTGGGTTGACGGTGTTCCTTTTGTTGTAAGAATCTTGGAGAAGTTGGAGGCAGACGGTACTCCAAGTCTAGCCTTTAACCACTCCTCACTACCTTGTTCGCATTCAATTAGTCTCATTCACTCTGCTCCAGTTGTTGCAGTGCTGCCAAGATTTCGCTAAGAGCTTCCCCGTATTCGGCGCACATGTGATACCTGTCAGCCTGCACCACTTTTAATGCCTCGGTAGCCTCTGTTGCCGCCCAACTACTGATAGCCACACCATCCTGCTTGGGGGTGTCAGACTCCTCAATTTTGATTATCGTCTCGCTGTCAGAAAACCCGACGACTTTTTCTCCGTCAAGGATAAACTCTAAAGCCTTGCGGAGATTTCCGTTGAACTCTTTGTCCAGAGCCTCCCGGTCTATCATGTTAGGCAGTACAACTTCTACCGTCACTTTGAACGAAATGCTCATTCACTCTGCTCCCTCTACTCTTCCCAATTAATCTTAGTGTGTTTCCCAATAACCACGCAGATCCCATCTTTAGCGGTAGTGAGGTCATCAATCCTGACACTTTCAAGGTTATCTGGCAATACAAGCTCTTCCCCGTTGAAGTCACAACACTGAATGTACATGTCCACACGGGTGTTTTTAAGCCTCTTGGGGAAGCTAACACCAGTCAGGTCAGCATACGCTATCTCTATGTAAACGGGTGTATCCCCCATAACCACAAATTCTATTGGTAGGCCTTTCTGGTGGTCCCTTACAGCCTTTCTAATCTTTGCTGCTCTGGTTTTGCGTCGCTCCGAAAAGTACCGATCGAGTTCGCCGTGCTTACAAAAATAACCCCTTCCCCAGTGCTTAAAGCATTGTGCTGGGGTGAAATTACGACGACATCCCATGTCATATGTAGCGTTGGGGTTTGCATACAACACGTAGCCACGGTCATCGACCAACAGTGGGACTGGACGTTTTATCTGTTTCTTTTTCATCTACTCTGCTCCTGTTGTTGTAGTGCTTGCTCAATAACTTCACGCAGAAACTGAGACTTACCCAGTCCAATACCCGCCATCACCGCCACCGTCTCACCTGCATTCCTCTCTGGCGTATCATTCTCGATCTCGCGTTTAAACTTATACTCAACATCACGAAGTGCTGCTTGAAATTGTTTCTCTGTATCACTCATTTCTTACTCCTCGGTTTCTTCACAATCTTCATAGTCTCTCCAGTAGCTGGTGTTACGTCTAAGACTATTCCGCAGTGTTCTACGATTAAGTCGATAGCTTTCTGTAGACTAACGTCCTCGTGGGTTTTACATCTAACTTCGTAGTACTCATCGAAGTCCCACCAACAAGCAGCTCCAACTACCGAACACGCGTAGTACCGAGGACGAGCGCAGAGAGGCGTTTGACGCGAGGATACTGGTTCTTTTAGCGGTAGTCTAACTGTACGAGACGTCAGTATTTCTCTACATCTATCGGAGAGCCTTTCGAAATTTACTGGCGCTTGTTGGCCTATTTCTAGTTTCATAAGCCACATAAAAGAAAAAACTACCCATAAAACCGACGCGATTAGATATATATCGTTCATAGCTCCTCCTGATCTTGACAACAAAACAGTATCACTGTCGTCGCTATATAAGACATCATAAAAACTCTGTCTAAATCACTCATCACTCTACTCCTGTTGTTTCAGCGTCCCATAGCCCTCTCGCCATCATCATCATCATAGGCCCGCAGTCCACAGATGGATTGAAGCCCATAACGTCTGGCGTATGTAATCGCAGCAGCGCCTTCCTGGGGCTTAGGGCTAGCTATGGGTAAAGTGTAGGACTCTTGTATCCACTCACCTGAGTCGTGCATCAGGATAGTGGTAACGCCCACTCCCCTCTCAGTAGACACTGGGTGCTGTGAAAAGCACAGATTGTTATTGGTTAAGATTGGCGTAACACAATCAATTATTGACTCAATGTTCGCGTACTTTGACTTAAAGAATGGGTTAGCTTGGTCTTTCTTGACAGCCTCCATCTCACTCTGTGCCTTTCTAAATGCTGGTGCAAAATGCTTTAGTGATTCGCTAGTTTTCATATCTCCTCCTAAATGGATCTGGTAATACTCTCTCTGGCCCCTCGTGAATTTTGGGAACCTTGAATCTATTTCTAACGGGGTTGTCCACCATTGGCCTACCCCTTGGGGTCTTTAGCTTGACCCCGTTGTTAAACAATATAGTCCTGACGCTATTTGGGCTTAACCCTAGATCAGCAGCTATGTCAGTACCCTTCATGCCTTTCTCTGCCATAGATATAATCTTTGGGTACAAATCTCTATGCCCCCTCTTAGCCATGACTCATCTCCGACATTCTCTGCTCTTCCGCATATTCCTTCGCGTAGTCATCCTGCCACTTTTCCAAAAGCCCCTCACAAGCCATATTGTCCAACTCGTAGGCTAAATATGAAACCATTCCCTTCCTGATCATTGCGAAGAAGCTAATGCCAGCCATCCAGTCACCATAGACTGCCTTGGTTAGCAGTATCTGAGCCTCTTCTCCGCTCTTGATGTGATGGCTCATGACCTCATCAAGGAAACTCTCATCGTCCTGGCTGAGTATATGTAGTTCTTCCTCAACATCTTTGTTCTTAATGTTCGCGTAACCGCATGAATCAATGACGTAGTCACTAATGTTTGTTTCAACGTAATATTCTAATCTGCTCATGGTTTCCTCCTTTGGAGTGTGAATTATTATCTCTAACACTATTCTTGTCAACAATTAAAACTGAATTTGGTTAATTATTTTCTCTTCAGTGTTTTCTTCTTCATTATCAAACACTTGGTCTATCTTATAGTCCATTGCCTTACCTTCCCTGGATACAAATTGAAGACTTTGATGGTGATAAAGTCCGACTTTTCCCTCCCATCTCCCATGCCTTTGCTTGGCTATGATAAGTAGCTGATCGAAGTTTTTGTCAAAATAATCCTGCTCTTTTTCATCCAATTGACCAAGTTCTTTTAGTGACTCCCGCTTCTTGTTGGCCCAGCAGATAACTAGGTTATCCACTAGATCAACCAAGGCGCTTGAACCTTTAACATCAAACTTCGTAGGGATATATTCCTCTCCGGCGCTCTGCGGTTTTCTAACGTGGGAGACTAGGTGAATGTGAGTATTTAAGTGCTTTGCAGACCAAGCCAGTCGGTTGATAATGTCTGCCTCGCCTTCGCGGTTCTCAACTCCGATCCCACATTTTGCCAAGGAGTCAATCATTATGTGGTCACAATCCGATACTTGGCCGCAATAATTAACAAAGCCCAATATCTTCTCGGTTTTAACTGAGTCAAGTTGGTCATAGATAACAAGATATTCATTAGCTAAGTCCATGAAAGTATTAATAAATTCCTGACTTGGCTGGCCTGCTGTCAATCCTGCTGCTTGTTGGCACATCCTCCAAAGGGTTTCCTCTGGCTTCATCTCAAGGGAAGCAATCGCAATCTTTTTACCCTGGCACATTAAAGATAGGGCGACTTGGCCTAGCACCATTGACTTCTTATGCCCGTTCATGCCAGCCCACAGTGTGATCTCGCCAGCCCTTAGCTTGAAATGCTGACTGACCTTAGACCATGGCAAAAGGTCGCCGGACAGTTCAAGGTTCTTTGCCCTCTCGTGTATCTGCTCCCTCCAATACCCGGCATGGTGTATCTCTTGGGCCTCGGCTTCCCCGATTATGGT